TATGACTCGTTGGTCTACTAAAGACATAACTGGTCAATTATTAAAAGCACAATCTGAAGAAGGATCTGATCAATGGGAGGTTGTAGAACTACCAGCCCTGCTCCCTGATGGAAAACCCGTGTGGCCAGAATACTGGACCTCACAAGAATTACTTAAGACCAAAGCATCTATACCAGTTAGTAACTGGCTAGCACAATATATGCAGATGCCAACGGCAGAAGAAGGAGCTATATTAAAACGAGATTGGTGGCAAGATTGGACTGAGAAATATCCGCCTAAATTAGATTATATCGTGCAATCCTATGATACGGCGTTTACTAAAAAAACAACTTCTGACTTTTCGGCTATAACCACGTGGGGAGTCTTTACGACCGAGGACCAGGGACAAAACATAATCTTACTTAACGCGTTTAAAGATAGATATGACTTTCCAGAACTACGTAGAGTAGCTTTAGAAGAGTACCGTGACTGGCAACCTGACATGGTAATCATTGAGGCAAAGGCCACAGGATTGCCTCTAACCCATGAACTTAGGCAAATGGATATACCGGTTATTAACTTTACACCGTCAAAAGGAAATGATAAACATACAAGATTAAACTCCGTTGCCCCGCTTTTTGAAAGTGGTAAAATATGGGCGCCTATGCACGAGCATTTTGCACAGGAGGTTATTGAGGAATGTGCCTCTTTCCCATTTGGAGAATATGATGACTATGTGGATAGTACAACACAGGCCATTATGAGAATTAGACAGGGTGGTTTGGTTCGACATCCTGAAGACTACAAAGAAGAACCCATTGTAAGGGGACACGTAAAGTATTATGGCTAAAAAAGAATTAGTAGAAAACATTGTAAAATTATATTCCAAACTAGGTGGAAATATGAGTGATGTCCTTGGTTCCCGGTCAAATGTTACTTTTCTAGGTACCGGTAGGAATCCAGAACCTTTTGTTGATATGTCTATTAACATGGAAGCAGTAGGCGCACTCGGTAAATCAAAAGTCTTAGACGAATTAAAAAGCCCTATGGGGTATTTAACTGCCGACAAACTAAACGATGTTCAAGCAGGAAAGTTATACGAAAATATGTTAAAGCTCGATGAGTTTTATAACCCTAAAGCTGCACCCGCAAACATCACGGACCTGGCAACAGGGACCAGGAACCTGGATCAAGAAGGTTTAGGTGCTTTAAGAGCTAAAGGTGACTACATGACCGACGAAGGTGTAATGGCATCAGAAACTATTTTACCAATGAGAAGAGGTACTCAATTAGCAGATGATCTACCACCTCCAGGTTCACGTGGCGGACCAGACGATATTGCAGCACCAATTCAATCAGCTGAAGAAACAATTAAACAACTTAACATACAAGATCCTGCACTTGCTGCACAAGTAAAAAAAATGATGGATCAAGGTAAAATGAGCAATGTTGGAAATCTAGGTGACATGCCATCTAAACGTGCATCAGCTAGAGAATTTTTATTAGAAGCATTAAAAAAAGATGAATACGATGTAGGAACAGCTGCATTCGGTAAAACAAATTTAAATAACGTTATATCTGTAGAAGATGTAAAATTTATTACTGAAGGCGGTGGTGGAATTGGTGGAGATCCTATTCTACTTGTTGAAAAATATTTTGGTCCAAGAATTGCAGAAGCATTACCGTCAGGTGCAACAGGTGAAGAGATTGTAAGATTTACAAATAGAGTTTTAGAAAATGTAACAGACGCTGCAGGATTAAAACCTGACAATCCAAGGTTTGATAGAATGACTGCAAAATTTATAGATGAGATGGCAGCCGGTGGACGTGCAGGTTTTAGATTTGGCAAATCAGCAGGTAAAGCTTTTGGTCTTGCTAAAAAACTTGCAAACATAAATAAGTCAGTCGATGAAGGTACAAAAATGGGATACCAAGATTTGCGTAAATACGGATTAGAAGCCGAAGATATTTCAAGATTATTTAGAGAACTTGCAATGGACAGAACTATGGTGGGTCCTGAAAAAACAGAATACTTTAAAATGCTAAACCAAGTCTTAAAAAATCCAGATAACTTTCCTGATGGAATAATAGAAATTAAAAAAAGATTAGGAATGGATTTTGCCAGAGGTGGACTAGCTAAGATCCTGGAGGTCTAATGGCGTCAAATATTTTTAAAGGTCTATCTGGCATCATGCGAGGAAAGATTGAAAAAGAACTTATAAAGAAATACAGAGATGAAGGTATGGATCTTATTGATGCAATTACTAAAGGTAATAAAGATGCAGATGCAATTGTCACCGGTAGAAAACTAGACTTTCTTAAAACTAAATTTGACGACACAAATGTCTATAGTGACGATTACGTAAAATTAATTGATGAAGAAATAAGATTAAACGATCCAGAAATGTTTAAAGATATTCGACAATTTGAAATTAATGGTCGTCCTGAACTTGCAGATAAAATGAGAGCTTTACGTCATCCTGATTGGGCTGAAGCAAAATTTGGAGAAGATTATTTGACTGTTTTAGAAAATAGACAAGTTCAAGGAATAAATAGAATGATGGAAAATATAGATCCAAACATAAAAGAAAGATCTATATTAGATGATATTGACGATATGAACAAAGCAAACATAGACGATTTTTTTGGTAAAAGAAGAAAAAATGCCGATGGTGGTCTAGCTAAGATCCTGGAGGTTTAATGGCTGCTTTTCTAACTACTGCTCAACAAAATAAACTAAAATCATTTTACCCTGAAATAACAAATTGGAATTTTGAAAGATACACTTACGGAATTTCAAAAGGAGATGTTGGAGAAACGGCTTATAAAAAAATATCTTCAAGAGGAAGAAAACTTTTAAATCCTTCTCAGGTAAGCAAATTAACAACAGGTAGAAAACAATCCAGAGTAAATTTAACTCAAGATGTTAAAAATAAAATTGCTAATTTTAAACAAACACCTGGTTTAGGTTTTAGTTTAGAACAAGATGCAAGAGGAGATGCAGACAGAAGACCTAGAATAAGAATTAGAGTTAGAAATCCTGTTAAAACTTATAGTGGTGCAAAAAGCTTTACATTTGATGCAAGTCCAGAGGGTTATGAACAAGCTGTAAAAAAACATAATGCATTAAAAAATAAAGTTACAAGGGTCAGAGACTTAGAAGAAATAGGGCGTATGGCCAATGAATCAAAAACAGCTTATAATAATCTTAAAAGAACATATACAGATGATTTAGTTAAATGGGTTAATGCCAATGTAACAAATGAAAAATATCAACTTAAAAATGGTAAAGATAAATTATTTAAAGACGCTTTAAAAGAATTTAATAAAGGTAAATATATAGAAGTACCAAAAACTAAAAGAGGAGTTGATGCATGGTTTAAAAATAATTTATTTATAAAAGACGGCAGATTTCAGTTTCCTAGAGAATATAATTTTTTAGAAGGCTTTAGCACTGCAAGGATGGGTTACAAAGATACAGATAGAATTTTTAAACAATTTTTATCTTATCAGCTTCTTGATAAAAATCCTAACTTTACAACTACAATGCAGGACTTGACTGATTTTTATACAGGTGAAAAAACAAAAACAGATTTTACTCAAAAAGAACTTTCTAGACTTCAAAAATTTGCAAGCGATAATAACATTGGGGGCTCAAGTACAATTGGAAGAATTTTAGCTGCAAGAGGTTTTGATTTTAAAAATAAAATATTTGAATTTAGTAAGTTTAAAACTGTATATCAAGATTTAGCAAATGAGTTAAAACAACCAGGTTTAGCAGATTATCGAAAAGCACAAATAAAAACAGCTATGTCTAGAATAACTAGAAATACTAGTACTGTTTTAAAAGAACTAAAAGCAGAGTATCCAAACTTATTTAAATCTCAAAGCATGGTATTAGAACACGCAAATCCTCAAGCGTTTGCAAAAACAGAGAGTTTTTTTCCAAAAAACTTTAGATTAAAAGCACAGTATGCTCCTTCTGCATTTAACCAATTAAAAAATATAAACTTTGACCAAGAGTTTGTAAAACTATCTAGTAGGTATAATAATGAAACAGATTCTGTATTTAAAAAAGATCTTGAAAATAAGATAAAAGAACATGTTAAAAAATTTAACGACAAAACTAAAGTTAAAGGTGTAGGATATTTAGACGATCTAGATATTTCTTTTGGAAAAGATAAAGTAAGAGTAACAGATAAAGCTAAATTAATTTCCGATCTTACAGATCGAGATACAATTCAACAAGTATTAAAAAATACTGAACACTCTAACCAGTATTTAAAAAATTACCCTGATGCAAAAGTAAAATTAAACCCTACTGCAAAAGGAACTTATCCAGTAAAAGATTTACAATTAGAAGTCCCTACTTTAAAAGAAGTTTCTAAAAATCCTAATCTTACAAAATTTTTTATTAATGCAAAAACTAACGCTAGAGCAGGTGGTGATATTTGTAAGTTGCCAATAGTTATGAATCAGGCTAATGGTGGACGAGCATTACAATGCGTAGATGCGGTTAATGATGCACTTGAAAAAGACCCTAAAAGATTGGCGCAAGAAATTAATAAATCTAATGCAGGTGGTTCGTTTAATAAAATTAAAAACTCAAGTACAAAATTTTTAACAGCGCTAAAAGAAAACCCAAATATACTTAAAGGAAGATTTGGAACTCTTGCTGCATTAGGTGTCGGTACCATAGCCGCGGGTGTTGGAGCTGGTGCATTAGTTAAACAATTTAGAAACGATGATCCTAGTACATATCTAACTAACGATAGTCAGATGGAAGGAATGATTATTGCTGATGTTGAAGATAAAGGTAAAGAAGTTGATGACAATATTTTATTAGATAATCAATTTAAATTAGAATTAGCTGGAGCAGCAGGATTGACTGCACCAATTGCAAAAGGTGTTTATCAAACAGCTAGAGGTGTCGGTGAAGCTGGACCATTACCAGAAGGTAGAGGAAGATTTATGTCTGCACTTGGTTTAAATAAAGGTGTTCTTGGAAAAGGTTTATGGGCATTAGGCGCACCTGCAATAGCCATACCATCAACTATTGGTTATATAGCCCAAGATGTTAGAGAAGGTAAAGATGCAGGAGAAATTGCAACAAACCCATTAAATTATTTAGGTGCAGCATTTATGAATCCTGCAGTAAAAGCTTTAGGCAAAGCTGGAGCATCAAGAGGATTATTAGGAATAGCATCATTAGGTTTAGCAGGAACAGCAGCAGGCGCTGTTGCGTTGCCTGCAATATCAATTGGTGCAGGACTAGCAACACTTGGTACACTGGGTTATCAAGGTTACAAATTATTTACTGGTAAAGATAGATCAGATGAGGATTTTTTTAGATAATGAGTATAATAAACGCAGCTAAATTTTTAATGAGACAAAGACCTAATACTGTAAAAGTTTTTAGAGGTGAAAGAGCGAATGCTTCTGGTAGGATGGCTAAATACATACCAGGAACTAATGAAGTAGAATTTGTTCCTTACAGCGATAAATTAAAAGGTAGATTTTTTACATCTAATCTAGATGTAGCTAAAAGTTTTGCAGATGATCCATCTAAAATCAAATCAATTGATATTCCAGAAAAAGATTTTAGAATAGGAACTAAAATGGCTAGAAGAATTGATATTGATCAAATGGCAGACCAATTGATCCTTCCTAAAAAATACCTAAATCAATTTGAAACAGACTATATTAAAACTGTTGCAGCTAGGCTACAGGCCACATTAGATTATTTAAAAGGAATGGGGCGGGTATAATGAGCATCGTAAACGCAGCTAAATTTTTAATGAAAGGAAGTCCCAATACAATGAGATTGTTTCGAGGAGCAGAACCAAATCGAACATCAGTAAATGCAATGAGTGGTTTATATAGTCCAAAATTAAGAGATAGATTCTTTTTTGATAATGCTGCAGATGCTAGATATTATGCACAACGTCAAGGCACTTTAACTGGTGATGTTTATTCAGTAGACGTTCCAGAAAAATATGTAAACATTGGTAGAAAAATGGCAAGTAGAAGAGATGGTCCTTCTTATGGTAGTGAAGTTATTTTACCTAAAAAATTTATTCCGGAAGTAGAATTAAATTATATTCAAACTGTTGCAGCTCGGTTACAGGCCACATTAGATTATTTAAAGGGAAAAAGGTATGGTTAAGAACAAAACACTTGTGATAAATATGCAACACGTTAAATTTAAAGAGATACCGCCTTTAAAAGGACCTGACTCACAAGGGTTGAATGTTCCTACAAAACAAGCTACAACAATAAAGAACTCGGAGAATATAAATGGCAGATATAGACAAAGCCCTACCAAACGTAGAGACTGAAATTAAAGTACCAGGAGACGAAGAAGTTTTAGAGATGGAAAAAGAAACCATCGACGAACAAGTTGGTCCTGATGATATTAAAGTAACACAAGAAGAAGATGGTGGAGCAACAATTAATTTTGATCCTGAAGCAGTTAATCAACCAGGAACTAATGGACACTTTGATAATTTAGCAGAATTATTACCTGAAGAAGTTTTAGGTAAATTAGGTTCTGATCTTGCAGCAAATTACGAACAATACAAATCGTCTAGAAAAGATTGGGAAGATAGTTATACAAAAGGTCTAGATCTTTTAGGATTTAAATATGAAAATCCAACTCAGCCCTTTCAAGGAGCAAGTGGTGCAACTCACCCTGTTCTTGCAGAAGCAGTTACACAATTTCAAGCACAAGCTTATAAAGAATTATTACCGGCTACAGGTCCTGTACACACTCGAATAATTGGATTAGCAGACAGAGCCCGAGAAGAACAATCAAACAGAGTTAAAGAATTCATGAACTATCAGCTCATGGATGTGATGAAGGAGTACGAACCCGAGTTCGATCAAATGCTTTTTTATCTCCCTCTTGCCGGCTCTGCGTTCAAGAAAGTTTATTACGATGAACT